GTCATGTCGAATCCGATTACTAGGGTGGCCGCCGAGTCAAACTGGTCGTCGAGGCGGGCGGAGGCGGAGCCAGTGAACTTCAAGCACTCTTCCTTCGCACCCTCGTAGCCAGTCGCCTTCGCGTTCCAGCGGGTGGCGCCGGCACGGTGACGCTTCTTCAATCCGAGGCCCCGAACCGTCTTATCTTTGATCGGGTTCAGCACCTCAATGTTGAGGAAGATTCCTCGGCGGCTCATCTCGGAAGAGATAACGTTCTTAATGGAATTCCAGATCGTCCCACCTTCCACGTAATGGCAGGCGGGGGAATGGCGCGCTTGGACTTCGAACATCAGGTCGATCCAACCTTGCTCACCACGCTCGAGCTCCGCCGGCGAGACGGTCGGATTCCACCGGCCTACGTAGAAATCTAGGAACATCAGCCGATTGTCGGCGGACTGCCCACCTACCGTGCAACTCGTCCGATTAGCGATATCCGCCTTACTTACCGCGAAGTCCCACGCCGCCCGCACGTCCAGGGGTACATCGTAATCTTCCTCTTTCATCACGATGAAATCGTCGCGGCGAAGGTAGGCGGCGAGGCCGTCTTGCGGGTCATTGAGGAATTCCTGCGAGTAACCGGCGGCGTCCCCGTCCTCGATGAACTCTTGCTGGCGGGCGCGGAGGCGCTCCTCCGGCCATTGCTCGGGCCACAGGATATTCGAGTAATCATCAAATGCGCGATGCGCTTTGTAATACAGGTGTTTCCACGAGCGATTCTTGCGGAGGCGGGACAAGAGGCTATCCTCATGGAGGATGGTGCCGTGGACGCGGGTGCGCCCGTAGCGTCCCACGCTCTGCTTCGCCGCCCTGAAGAACCACCGGCGGAATTTCCCTCTCCGATCAGGGTTCTCCACCTGTTCATCATCTTCCATGTCATCACAGACAAGGAGGTTGGGGCGCTTGCCCTTCCACAGCCGCCCCCGTATCCGCTGCTCTGCGCCCCGGCACAGGATGCGAAACTTGTGCCCGTCATTCATCTCGACAATCAAATCCTGCTTGCTGTCCGACGGGAACGCCTTGATGCCGAACTCGTTGCGGAGATCCTCATTCTCGTGGAGTTCCTCGGAGATGTTGCCCAGCTGCTCGGCGGCAAGCTCCTCCGTCGAAGACACGAGGACGATGTAATCAGCGGTGCGGAACAGGGCCTCCGCCAGGATGTAAACAGTGGTGAGGGCGGTGCTCTTCGCATGCTCCCGTGGCGCAACCACCATAGCCTGCATCGCGTCGGAAGTGTAGAGTGTCCACGCTTCCCGGTGGATCGCGGGGGTGGGAGCGGGATTGTCATACCGGGGGGAGATGAAAGTCCCCGCGAACGCTTCGATCAGATCCGCGGTCAGCTTCACATTACCACCAGCGGGCCAGCTGACGCGATTGTGTGAGAGAGGGACGTGATCGCTGTGCAGGTCAGCACATACGTCACGCCGGCGGTTCCTGCCGCTATCACTTGGGAGACCGTCGCACCGGAGACGCTCGCCGCGCCGGAGATAAGCGAGCTGGGGCTGGCGTCTGTGCCAGAATAGACAGCTGCTGTGACTGTCGCGCTACTAATGGTTTCGCCAACAGCAAGCTGGTCTTGGAAGTTAAACGAGAAGACCCGCGAGGCGGCGGCGTCCTTGATGGGGAACGAGGCATTGGTCATTTCGTCCGAGGGGCCTTAGTGCGGATGCTGCGCGGTTTCCTCGCCAGAGGAGCAATCCGGCCCGGCGCAGAGGAGGGCGCGCGGAAAGGTGCTCGGCGGCGAGGAAGGGCGGCGGCCACTTAGCAAGCTCCGGCCATACGTTTGTGCTGGGAGACGGGCTCGGCGGGAGTAGGCTCGAATTGCTGCTTCATCGGGTTGACGGCGGCAAGGTTCCGGTCGACAAACTTCCCCTTCTCATCATTCCCCTTGGGCATCTTCGGAGCATTATACTTGCGTGGCTGTGCCATCTATTGTCCTTTCTACGCTAGCGCGCACTTTCGATTGGAGATCAATGAGTCGATTCGCAAGGTTCGCGAGGTGATCGGTGGAATTGCTCGTTGCGACGGGCGGCGCATTGCCGCCGGCCCCTACCGCTTTCGCGCCCAGCTCCACCGCTTTAAGGACGACTGCGTCTGACACGCCGGGGGCGTCAAGCTTCTCCATCAACCTTTCGACAGATCGCATGGCGAGGCCGCGATACCGCTCTTCCAGGGTCGTCTTGAGGAGCGGATCAGTAATCTCTTCCCGGCGGGCGGCCATCATACTCTGCCAAGCGTCACTCGCCATGATGTTCGACACCCAGCCCTCGCTATACCCGTATCGCAACGCAAGTTGCTTGTTCGTCACCCGCCCCTGCGAGATGATATAATCAATCATATCTTGGTGGGTGTAGGATACCTTCGCGAGATTCCCCATTGTCGGGGTGGCGGCGGCGGGCAGGGCAGTACTCATGTGGCTCCTGGGCGGGTGATATTGCGGGTATGACCGGCGGCGAGGCGAGGAAGTTCCGCGCTGCGCTGCTCATTCAACAGGGGTACCGTCGAATTGCACGGGTTGTACGTGTCGATACTACACGTGCGTAACTCCAAAAAAATAATTTTAGGAAAAGCATTAAAGTCATAAATTAAGTTTTTTTATTTGCCCCCCGGCACCCTTTTTGCACAGCTTGGACTCGGCAGGTGTGTCCACGGCTTGGACGGCGACGGCAACATGTTGCAGCGCAGCATTATTACCATGTTGCACCGCACCAGCCACATTACATTTTGTATATCGTGAGCTGAAATAATGTAATGAATATATTTTGAAATTGCTGGAACCATTGCACGGCGGGGGCGTCATATGTATGTAACAAGAAATTATGGTGGCGATTGAAAATAAATTGAATTATTTTTGGAATGAATGGAACCAAGCAATGCATCAACGGTCAAACGAATACAATCAACAAAATGGAGCTCACATGGAAAAACGATACACAAAGCCGGGCGCACCAATAACATCATTCACGGGATTAACGGAGGCCGCATGGGATGTTATTTGTGATGAAACAACGGGGACATTTACACGTAAATGGCTATGCGCACGATTGCCGTATGGGAAAAGAATTGAAAACGTGATTGATCGAATGGCTAAAAATGGCGATATTCGCGCCGTTTCACGAGGAGTTTATATATCGCATTTTAGCGAATAACGGGACTTCATTTATTGCACATGGTCAAACGTGTGCAATGAGGGAATTTTCCCAAAATATAACGGAGTCTCAAAATGGGATTACATGTAAATGTGCCGATGAACGGCAATGAACCGGCGGTAGATCAAGGTATATTTAACGGCTGGCAATTATCGTGGAACCCGGATAATGGGCGGTATTATGTAAATCACCCGGACGGTGCGACAATTGGCACATGGAAAGATTTACGGAATGCTCGGCAATACGCACGGACACACGATGTTAATAAAGATGTAAAATACTAGGAACTTCACATATGATGCATTGTCAAAATAGTGCATCATGCGGGAAATTTCCCAAACATAACGGAGTCTCAAAATGAAAAAAGCAATCGTTGGAAATACAATTGTATTCACCTTTGAAGAGGGCGTGCCGAGCATCACCTTTGACCCGTCACGAGTATCCTCGCAAAATCGTATCGCGGCTGAACGCCACGGATGGCTGGCGCGGCTGGGCGATGCGGCTGCAATACCCCGGAAAGATGCGAAAACAGGTGACATTATCACCGTGACAGAGCAAATGCGTTATGATGCTGTTGCGCCCCTTGTCGCGCATTATGAGAATAGCGCGAATTCCACATGGGAAACGAAACGCGCGGCACCACGGATACCGGAAGTAGAAGAACTCGCACGGGTAACGGGACGGAGTTATGAATCGCTAATTGAAGAATTTGTGAAAAGTAGCCTCGCCAAGATTGGAGCGTAATTCACACAATACCCTCGCCCCATCGTGAGGGTATTGACAGAATTACACCCAGATTTTTAACAAACGGAGGTCTCAAATGGCGACGATTAATCCGCGCGATATAGCGCGCATGGCGGAAGAGCGGTTAGGCGCGATTAAAGAGGAGGAGTATCAAGAGCGCATTCGCGCGGCAGCTGTGGAACGGGAAGCGATTAAAACGCGGGAGCGGGAGGAGCGGACAAAGCGCATTCTCGCCGAGCTTGATGCGGCAGGAACTCCGGATGAGTTCGATGCGGGGAGAATTGATGGCAGCTTCACCTACGAGTGCGTAGCGCCAACTGACCAGGAATACCTGGCACGCATGGCGGCGAAGCAGAAGAGAATACTTGATTTGCAATTCTCCCCAGACCGGCCGAGTTGGATGCGCTTTTAATGGCGAAGGGGCGCGGGAAGTTCTTCGACAGTTTGAGGAACTTTTCGCGCCATCACGATGTCATACACGGGTATGTCTCGCCCTCTCTCTCCTTCCCTCATCATACGGTTCTCAATAATTTTAGGTTTCAGGGATTCTGTCTGTAGGTCTAGGTTTATTATTATATTTTTTTTTAATACTACAATAACAGATACACAAACACCTGAGCACACACACTGGGACATGGATTACTAAAATTATTGAAGGCCGTATGATGAGGAGGGGAAAGAGGAGAGGGTGAGAGGAACAGGATACGCCCATTCGAGCAAGTTTTACTTAACCACTTAACGGAGAATAGCGACATGAAAGCAATACTAGCAATTTGCACGATAGCACTTATCATCGGAGTCATCTTTTACAAGGAGGAGCAGGGCTGGCTGTGCAGCACGGATACGGAGTGCGAGCAGCTCCCGATGAACTACTCCCTCCCGTCACGGTGGCTGGGGGTAGGGCAATGAGTAAATTTACAAAGGGGAATCGGGAAGGGGCAACGAATTCGCCGGAGCTTATTAAGGAGATTCGTGCTGCCTACGCCAGGGGAGAGACGCAAGGCTCGCTGTGTAAACGCTATCCATACTCGATAGGACAGATAGGGCGAATAGTGCGCGGTGAAGTGTGGAAGGATATCCCCATACTGGGCGCACAACCACATGAGGAAAGAATGCTAGCCAGGATGCTCGCGGTGCAGCGCTCCCTCGACACTCCGCCGCCGCCCCTCTCTCCCCTGGAGGGCGGAGACGCGCCATCGGTAGATCACTCGACAGTCGCCGCGATTGTGGCGACGCCCGACTTACCAGATTAACATTTCAACAAAGGAGCATATCATGGCACTACTCGAAATACCCGTCGCAAGCGACGCCGATCCCTTCCTCGACCTCCCGCCGACATTCCGGCCGGTAGCGCAGCGTCACGGACGCGACCTATTCACCCTCGTCTGGCACTCCCAGACTGCCGGTATCGCGGCAGAGCGGCTCGCCGCCTTCGCCACCAAGCACCGCTCCTCCCACACGATGTATGCAGTGGAAGTTATGGGGAAAGGATTTAACGCGGTCTCCGCCCTTCTTATCGCCGCGAAGGGCTGGACGGAAGGCCAGGTGGCAGAGTGCGACCGAGATATTATCCTGGCAGCGCGCGCAGCAGTCATTCCGCCGCCGACAATCGCCCAGCTCGACTCGTAGTATTGTGCGAACTGTCGGAACTCGCCCCACCCCACCATTGTCCAATTATTAACCGGGACAATTCCGCCCCGGTCACTTAGGAGTCTCACCATGAAAGCAGCCTATCGCACACTCGCACTATCCCCGCAAATGGCGGAGATATCCGCCCTGCTCGCCGCCCAGCTCGCCGACGACACTCTCGACTGCAAGTGTGGGGAGGAATGCTGCACACTTGAAGAAGCGGGGCTGGAGGAGGCGGCAGAACTGGCGTGGATACTTGCAGATGAGGAGATGCGCCATGAAGCTGAATAAAGATCGCTGGCTCCACGACCGACTGGTCGCCGCCTACTGGTGCGGGAAGATGCGCGACATACTCGCGAAACCCAGCAGCGCCGTCGGGAAGACCCCTCGACAACTCTCCCTACCAGGTATCTGGGCGCCACACACGCCCACTCGACATAAAGGGGCGTGAGGCAGTCTCAGCCCGTCGCAGCGGGCTGATGCGGCAATCAAGCCGACAAGGAGTCTTATGATGCAAGCAATGAATAAGTTTAATCCCCTTTGGAAGCACGTCGTGAAGGTGTATGAAACGATCAAGTTGCTGGAGGATGGCTGCACGACAGCCGACTTACATAAAGTGATCGAGCCGCCGATGCCGCACTCGACGATTAGCTCTCTCGTATCCCAACTCGTGCTGGCGAAGGACGCCCCCGTCAGCTCCGACCGAGCCCCTGGGCATAAAGGCCCTCACGTCAGCCTCCGCGTTGTCCGCCCTCTCCCCGACCAGCTCGTCCGGGATGAAGCGATTCCGAAGCGCACCTACGCGAAGGTGGCGAAGGGAGTGGACATTATGACCCTCACGGAAGTGGAGCTCCTCCGCCTGAAGATACTACTTAATAAGCGGCTGGAGGAGTTACGTCGCGGCGCAGTTGTGTAAAAAGATTCATCGAACTGTGGAACCGGGGCGAATGCCCCGTGTCCAATCATCACAACACAACACCACGGAGTCTTCAACTATGCTCGCCAACAGTCGCCACAACACAACCGCCAAGCAATACAACGCACCTGGCACCCCACGCAAGCGGAACACGAAGAAGCTCTCCTTCCGCGCGAATGGGCACTACCCGCACATGCAGCCCTTCAATCTCCGCACTCCCGCACCAGCGGGCACTTAATACGGGACACTTCGCCGCCCGTTAGAAATGGCGAAACAACTACCTAGGAGTATCAAGATGGCCGAAGCAGCAGCAGCAAAGAGTAAGACGGAATACACGAGCGTTACAATGACAGATGGCCGCGTGGTTGAGTTCCCTGGCAAACGCAAGGTGCTCAAAGACACGATCATTGATCAGAGCAAGGTGGAAAGTGCAGACGGTGTGGTGCAATTCCAAGCGGGCGCAATCGCTATTCGCATGGACTTCCGCAATGGCGAAACACGCACACTGCCCCTCCCACTGTCGCTGCTGGCGCAGTTTGCCGGTCACGGCGGGGAACAGAAGTTCGGTGACGAGCTGGCGACCACGGCGGACAAGCCGTTGACAGAGGAAGACATGGTCATCGCTATTGATGATCTGTATGCTGATGTGAGCAAGGGAACTTGGGGTCGTGCGCGCGCAGCTGGTGGTGGTGGAGTGTCGGGTGCGGGCATTGTCCTGCAAGCAGTCCTTGAAGCGAGTAACGAAGGCCGCCCGGATAATGGCAAGCCTGTCCTCACCATGCAAGCGGTCAAGGACTGGGTGCAGAAGCGTCTGGACGCCGAGCTGTCCAAGCCGGAAGACCAGCGCCTCACGCGGCGAGCGCTGTATGACTCGTTCCGTTCGCCGAATACCAAGACGGGTATTATCATCAAGCGTCTGGAAGAGGCGAAGGCCGTCAAAGCGGCCAAGGTGGACGCGAATGCTGAGTTGGAGGGAATTGGGGCGTAAGCCTCCGGCAGGGGCCGGCGACAAGTCACCACCTTCCACGTTAAAGTGGGGGCCGGCCCCCTCCTCCCGCGTAAGCGGGTTATTGTGTCCCTTGGCCGCCGCGAGCGGCCATCGGCACTAGGAGCATCCCCCTAACCGGGTTAGCCCAGCGGGTCACCAGACTAAGGCTGTGTTAAGTTGCGACGGGCGCTCCGAGTCGGCAAGACGACGTGAGACTCCACTTGCCGGCGGCCAGGCGGCAGCCCTTCTCCTTATCAGGTGGGAGGGCTGCCCAGCCGGTTTCCCCCGCGAGTCTCGTAACATCTTGGAGTCTCCACCATGAGCACAGTAGATAAAAGCATCGCAGACCGTATCGCCGCCGGGGAATTTGCAGAGGATCACGCCCAGCGAATCATCCGATACACCAACGCCTGGGGCGGGGAATCTTACGGCGTCCTCTACGCCCGCGACTACCCTGACAAATATGCCGCCAGCGACTTCGTCCAGAACCCCGTCCTCTACTGGAGCGTGGAAGGGGGGAAATGCGATGTTTAAATTCATCCAGTCCCTCATCTGCCCTACTTCCCCTTCCTACACCGCCGAGCGAATCCAGGTCGAGCGTGACGAGGCGGAGATAAACGTCGCGTGCTGGACACTTCGCCTCAAGCATCGTGACCGCGATCTGGCGGCTGCGCAGAAAAAGGCTAATAGTTCGGGGAACTAATTGCGCCGTTCCGTGGTCATACACGGGTAGTATACAATAATACAACACGGGCAACTCGCCCATAACCTTGGAGTCTCACAATGCAAGATTCATCCTTAGACGATCTCTTTAAAGAAGCCCGTCGCGCCTTCCACGCCCTCCACGCACCGAAGGCGCGCCCCGTCGCCGTCAAGAAAGTGCTGCCCGATCCGTCCAAAACGGAGACGGCGGCGAAGTGGACTGACCCGGAGAACTGGATAGCGGGACGCGGGATAGCGCTCATCCACCGGGACAGCAACACCCTCCTGGGCAATTTCCAGGAACTCACCCACCGGAGTGAGCAGAGTTGCCGCCGCCTCGTGCGCGCTGACTCCCCCATCTCCATCGTCGCGAGTGAATACACCGACTGGCTGCCCGCCGCCGTGGAGGAAGTTGCCGCCGCCGAGCCATCCCAGAAGCGCGTCACCGTTATCCTTCCCCTCCTCCTCGACAAGCTATCCGCCGCCTCCCCTATCGTAGAGGTAGTGGTCTGCCTCTCCTTCGGTAACATGGTGAGGGTGGAGCTAGCTGTCGACACGCAGTTCTCCGCCGGCGATGACTCCCTCATCGAGCTGCGCGCCGGCGTCAACATCCTCCCAGTCATGGCACACGATAGCAAGATCAACCTTCGCATTGAGTTGAATAAACTATGATAAACGCGACTCTTGAAAAAGACTGGACAACTGTCGCCGGTTTACGCGCAATATGTCTTATCATTAACTTCGATAACGACCCTCATCATCGCTGCGGCTACGTTGGAGTTCCTCCTGCTTCTTCTTACTACATGCAAAATTATGACGCATTAGATTTAAGCGTTCATGGAGGACTTAACTTCTCCAGTAGAAAGTTACTCACTGATAATAACGATCTATGGTGGCTTGGTTTCGATTGCTGCCACGCGGATGATGGTTATATAACTCCCAGTTCTCGCTGGCCCTCATATGGCCCCGTTCGCTCCCTAGAATTCGTAATGGCGGAATGTGAAAAACTCGCAGCACAATTAAAGGAACCCTCATGATAAAACTTTGTTATTTTTGTCAATACTGTAAGCATGAAGCGGGATTTGCTTACTCTAGTGCAACTTGGGAATTCGGTAAATTTGAATGTCTCAAAGGACACTGGACTATTTATGGCGACGAACCCGACCTCGTAGATCTCGGTAAAGAACTTGCTCGCGCTGAAACGTGTGAAGACTTCATAGCTGTTAAGGGAATACCATTATGAAAAGCGCCCCTGAAGGTGCCGCCGGCACAAAGGTATGGCTCGACTTCAACGTCTGGGCTGACCGCAAGCGCGTCCCAGACGAACCGGAAGACTGGCACTACCTCTGGGAGTGTTACGTCGCCGGCGCTTGCAGCGCGTTCTCCCAGATTATGACGGAGCTGAAAACGTGATAACCTTCCGTCTCCGCCCTACCGACGACACCGAGTGGGATTCCGCCACCTTCGCCGGAGATAACGAGGATATGCTCGCCCACCTGTTCACCCAGTTCATATCCGATAACTGGGAAGTCCAGGTGTCCGTCGGCGGCGAACCGTTCCAGTCGTCCTTAGATTGGGAGGAGGGATAATGGCTCGTCCTGCCGCCGTTGACCCAGCGATCCCCCTCACAGTCCATGTTCCCGCCGAGGCATATCGGAAGATGACCATTCACCTCTTCTCCGAGCTGGAAGGCCGCGTCCCTCGCGGCGCATACGCCAGCTTCCTCGGCCAGCTGATACGCGCCTTCTTCTCCTCCGCTTACCTCGACATCTCTGAACACACGATGGCAGACGCCGGCACTTACGTAGTCCACGGCAACGCGGAGACCCTTGAAATCCTCAAATCCATGCTGGAGCGCCCATGACAGTCACACCAGAACTATCCGCGAAGATCACCTATTGGCGCCATTCCCTCGCGGAGGGCACGATTACGCAGGAAGAGATGAAAGAGGCGATTCGCGCGCTGCGGGAAGGACGGCTCGCCGCCGGCCAAGCAACCTCGGCGGCCAAGCGCAAGAAGGCAATAATCGCAATACCCCATGCCGACGACTTGCTCGGCGAGATCGACAGTATTTAACCCCCAACCTGGAGCCTCACAATGGAAATTCATTTTCACCGCGCAACTACTATGGAAGTCCAAACCCTCACTTCCCTCGACGGAATGAGCCGCTGGACAGAACTCGTCATAACCGATGATGAAGGTAAGATGGATCGGATAGTATTCTTCCCGGCGCACAAGTGCCCGCCGCCTGTCATAACCGCCTATTGCCCGCCGAAGGAATCGCTATGACCCGCCCGCCGTTCCCCGCTGTAATCGACAGTTCCTTGATGGCGGCGTTCAAGAGTTGCCCGCAAAAAGCGAACCTTGAGTTTATCCAACACTGGAAGAGCCGCAATCAATCGGTGCATCTGCACGCGGGGGCAGCGTATGCTGGTGGGCTCGAAGCCGCCCGCGTCGCATACTACGTAGAGGGCCAGTCGCCGGAGGACGCGGTCGCCGCCGGTCTGGGCAAGCTCCTCACCCTATACGGTTCCTTCGAGTGCCCGTCGGACTCTGCGAAGTCCGCCGAGCGCATGGCGGGTGCGCTGGAATTCCACTTCGACCGTTATCCCCTTGGCGCGGACAAGGCTGTCCCCATGACCCTGGCGGGCGGGCGGCGAGGCATCGAGTTCTCCTTCCTCGAGCCGCTCGACGCAACGCACCCAGAGACCGGCGATCCGCTCCTCTACTCAGGCCGCTTCGATATGCTGGTGGATTTCGACACAATGCACCTCGGTCTCGATGATAAGACGACCAGTCAACTCGGCGCGAGCTGGAGCCGGCAATGGGATCTCCGTAGTCAATTCACCGGATACGTCTGGGGAGCTGGTCGCGCGGGGATTGCCCTCGACGGGTTCCTTGTTCGCGGCATCTCGATCCTCAAGTCAAAGTATGACACCCTCCAGGCAATCACCTATCGCCCCAAGTGGCAGGTTGATCGCTGGTATGACCAGCTCCACCGGGATATAGCGAGGATGCGCGCTGCGTGGGAGACTGGCGTGTTCGATTATAACCTTGACCATGCGTGTGCCGAGTATGGCGGCTGTCCATTTAAAGAAGCGTGCCAGATGCGTGACCCCCAGGAGCTACTCGATACCCGGTTTGAGCGGAGGAAATGGGATCCAGTCGCCAGGACGGAGACGCCGCTATGAGCCGCTATGACGGGCAAGGCCCGGAGCGCCCCCTCTCGCCGCCGGAGCCCACGCAGAGTGTATGGGAGCGTCACCAGCAACGTGGAGATAACAAGCCGAGGGAAGACATGAAATCAGACGAAACGGATGAAACAGGAGAGTGAAAAATGGATAAGACTGCGGGACAAATCCACTTTGAGTTTGAGAACGAAGGCTACGGCTTATTCTGGCAGGAGCAGGACGTTAATACCAAGGTTAAGCACGAACGCATCGCCGCCGCAGTAATCGCCCACGTTCGCCCGCAGATTGAGGCAGAGGCGCGGAAGTCTGAGCGCGAATTGTTTATTATTGAGTTGGCTGCGGTCAAGGAACAGGCGCGGGCGGCTGAGATTGCTGATGCCATGAAAGAAGTTGACGCGCACGATGCTACGTGTGGCAGCGAAGATGACATTATCTGCCAAAAGCAAAATTGCTGCATGATCGTTAAAGAAAGAATCCGCGCACTCGCTTACTGGAAAGAGTTGTATAAATACGTGCAAGAAGAAGTCGCCAAAGCCAAGCAAGCCGAGCGCGATAGATGTGCAAATCTGTGCCGCATCTTCTATGGCACGGGTAAGGAAGATTTAGCGCAAGCAATCGAGCAGTTGAAGGACTAACGACCAACATCGGCGCGACTAATGCCCATTCATTATAATATCCAAGGCGTCTCCCTCACAGTTCCTCAAACCTGTGGGAACTCTATCCTATATATTTGTCAAACATGCGGGGAACGGTGGGGGACGGTGGAAGTGTCTGGTTCTCCTTTATATCACATAGAGAGCACACCATGCGCCACGCACACGCCGATATGTGTAGGAGACTGGGGAAAGGTGCCAGGGAGTATCCTTCCCCGCCTGTCGTTTGTGGGGAAGTGGGCAGACGCCATATCCCTCGACGCGCTCCCTCCAGCCCTCCTCGCTAGAGAATTACAATTGCACCTTAATTACTTTGAAAGGAACTCGCATGACCGAGATAGTATCGAAAGACAGTAAGACCCTCATCGGCCCGAAGGTATGCTTAATGGGGTTAAGCGGGACTGGGAAAAGTTACGCTCTCGGCACTCTCGCTGAATGGTGTGACCGCAACTCCTTCGAGCTTGCAATCCTTTATACGGAGAATTCCCTGGAAACGTTCCTCGGATACTTCCGTGACAAGGGACGGGAGCCGCCGGCGTGTGTCTACTGGCACCAGCAATTCACGCGCCCCCTCTCCCTGAAAAAGCTCCTCGACAACGCCGACATTACGGGCAAGCTAACCTACGAGGGCCTGACGAAAAGTGTGGATGGGAACCGCTCCGGCGATAACAACGCCTTCATGCAGATCCTCAAAACCTGCTCCGACTTCCATGATGACCGCACGGGCAAGGTGCTCGGCCCCCTTGACCTATTCCCTCCCACCCGCATATTCGCTATCGACTCCCTCACCGAGCTCGGCAACGCCGCGATGAAGATGCAGATTGGCGGGCGGCCTACCGCCGCCCAGCAAGACTACATGGTCGCCCAGAACCACCTCATTAACTTCCTCCGCCTTGTCACGCAGGGGATCGACTGTCCCTTCGTCATGACCGCCCATGTGGATAGGATAGAAGATGCGGTCTCGCAAACAACGAAGACAATGATCAAGGCAATCGGTCGCGCCCTCTCCACCGACATTCCCACGTTGTTCTCCGACGTTATTTACTGCGTCCGCAATGGAGATAAGTTTTCCTGGGACACAGCCGCCTACGGCGTAGATGTGAAGACGCGATCCCTCGGATACCGCAGTGGCATCTCGCCTGACTTCGCCCTCATCTTCGACGTATGGGCGAAACGGGCAGGGCTCGCGGCAAAGTAGAATTGACCCGTCGAGACTGCGGGAACACAGTCTCAAATTAACGTAATAAAGGAGCACTATATGTCTAGCATGTTCGATCCAAACGCATTTCTTGACGCAACCACCACCGAGGTGAACGAGAAGCGCCCCCCGCTGCCCGTCGATAATCCTGACGATACCAACGGCTACTACACCGCTGTGATCGGCGAGATCAAGCCGGCGAGCGGAACGATTGGGAAGGGCGAGCGCGCGGGCCAGCCGTGGCTGCAGATGGTCATCCCCCTCCGCATCCAGGTTCCCGCCGCCGTGCAGGGACTCGGTCTCCCCGCCGAGCTCACCATCTCCGACCGTCCCATGATTGACCTTACGCCGTCCGGCAGCATCGACAACGGCATCGGTCGCAATCGGGGTCAGCGCAATTATCGCATCGCAACCGACACTAACGTAGCCGGCGAGCCGTGGAACTGGCGGATGCTGCAAGGGAAGGTGGTGAAGATTAAAATCACCCACGAGTTGTATCAAGAAGCGGTGGTGGAAAAAGTCGCCGGCGTGTTTAAAGGTTAACCTTCGGGGGCTTCGGCCCCCTTTTCTTTTACGAGTAGATAATGAAAATCCTCCGTATAGACACTATCAGTATCCCCCCGAATCGCCAGCGGAAGAACTTCGACGAGACAAAGATGCGGGAGTTCGCCGCCGGGATAGAGAAGCGCGGCCTTCTGCACCC